ACCGCCGTGCCCCTGAACGTCGCTGGCGAGTCGTTCATGCCGCAACAGACTGTGTCTGCTCCGCTGGCGTTCACTGTAATGGCCGGCGCCGTGCGAGGGGCGCTCGTGCGCTTGCGCCTGGTTGCTGACGGCGTAAACGTACCAACGTTCTCGGGCATGCAAGAGTTCGGAGGCTCGTCCGGCTTCGATAATCGCAGCGGCATCATCAACACCGTCGAGTTTTACAACGACGGCTACGATACCTGGTACTACATCGGTCAGGCAGTCAACGCCTCGATCGTCGACACGGTCAAGCCGACTCCGACAACTGCGTCCGTTGATAACGCCACCCCGACGAACGTCTTCATTGTCACGTCTGAAGTGCTCGATATGTCGGCAGACCCGCCGATTGGCGCGTTCACCGTGGCCGGCCACACAGTCACCGCAGCAACGATTTATTACGCCGCACAAAACATGATCCGCCTGACTGTATCGACCGCATTTGTCGGTGGCGAGGCTGCGCGCAGCGTGACCTACACCCCGACCGGCACGAATGACGTCAAGGACACGTCGGGCAACAAGATGCTGGGCTTCACGCTACCCATCACCAACAATGTCGCCGCCCCGGCAGGATCGCCAGCGACCGGTGTCACGCTCTCGGGCCCGACCGGCGGGACAGTTGGGGTCGCATCGACCAACTTTACAGTTGGCGTGACGCCGGTCGGCGGCACGATAACGGGCACTGTCGTGGTGACACCTTCCGATAGTGCAGGCGGGAGTACCTTCACTCCCGCAACGGTCAGCCTGACCGCAGCCAGCCCGACGGCGACGTTCACGTGCACGGCAGCATGGGCAGGCACGAAGACGATCAGCGTCACGAACAATGGCGGCCTGACGAACCCGGCGAATCTGTCCTACGTAGCGGCAGACGCAGTAGCGGCTACCGTTCCGGCAGCTCCAACTATCGGCACGGCGGTTGCTGGCGATGGCTACGTCGACGTGTACTTTACCCGTAACAGCAATGGCGGCGCGGCAGTCATCGACTCCACAGCCACGCTGTCGTCGGGCCAGACCGCGACGGGCACTGCCAGCCCGATCCGCGTGACCGCGCCGAACGGGACTGCTGTCACTGCGACCGTCAAGGACCGCAACAGCGTCGGCAGTTCGGCAGCGTCGGCCGCATCCAACAGTGTTACGCCGACGGCGGCCGCCCCCAGCGCGTACCCGCGCTTCGTGTCGCAGATCGGCCTGACTGAAACAGGGACCGGGCCGTACACCTACACCGGCGTGGCTGGTAAGTCGTACCCGGATCAACAGGCCAACGCCAATAAGGCGCTCGACGCATCGAGCGGCGATGGCTCCCTGTCGTTCCGATTTGAGAGCATCACAAGCAATGGCTTCGCATTCGGCGTCACCACTGCGGCGACGTATCAGGTCATTGCAAATATGACCAAATACATCACGATTACGGGTGGTAAGTACCTGGTGAACACGGCGGGCTCCTCTGTGAATGCGGGTGCAAACATGTCCCCGGCGGAAGGTGACATTGTCCGGTTCCGCAGAACAGGCGGTGCGATTTATGGCGAGGTTGCGCGCGCAGCAACACCGACAACTTTCGTGCTGATCGGATCCTGGGCGTCGAGCGTTGCTGGCGAAAGGTATCTCAACCTCGTGGTTCAGGGCGCCGCAAAGATCACGCTTCTCGACGCTGTGGGACTGGTGTAATGGGGCCGTTCTCCGACCATGCTGCGAAGGTCCGGTACGACACGACGAATACGAAAGTTATCTGCGAAGGTAACTCTCTCGTGTTTGGCTACGGGGCGTCGGCGGGGCATACCATGCCCCAGCAGTTGCAATTGCTGCTACCCCCCGGAGGGTCCGTCGTCACGAACTTAGGCATCGGCGGCAGCACCTTTAAAGACTTGACCAGCATGACTGCTCGCGCCTCGGCTGTCGATGCGATGTACGAGGCAGGGAAGCAGCATGTGCTGCTGATCTGGGAGGGCACCAATTCCATTTGGAATAATGCTACCTACAGCGGGGCTGACGTGGGTCAGCAATGTGCAGACTACGTCGCCGCGAGGAAAGCGGCGATGCCCGGGGTAAAAATCGTCCTGCTGACCACAATCCCACGTTACAACGTGTCGCCGCAGTACGGCAGCGATCTGATTGCACCCAACAACAAACTGGTCGACTACGACAACTACCTAAAAAAGCACTGGCGCGAGATGGGGGCGCATGCCGTTATCGATGTCCGGGCGAGCGGGGTGTTCAGCTACCCAGGTACGCAAAACATGGCGGCTTCGATGAAGCCCTACATCAGCGACCCTACTCACCTGAATGATGCCGGCTACGGGCTGATTGCTCAGTATTGCGCCACGGCGCTGCGCCATCTGCGCATGAGATAGGAGACCAAATGCTCGGCTTTTATCCGAATGGCGCGGTGCCCAACGGCGATGGCGGGAGCGTCGCGCCGATTGCCGGTGGGGGTGGCCTCGCAACGGTTTCAGGCGTCAGTGTCAACCCAGCCTCGGTAACGATGGCCGGTAACGCTACGCAGCAGTTCACGCCGACGGTGACGGGTACGGGCGCATTCTCGACGGCAGTCACCTGGAGTGCGTCAGCTGGGCAGGTAAGCAGCGGCCTGTTCACGGCGCCGGCGGCAACGTCGAGCGCACAGACCATCACCGTGACCGCTACCAGTGTCGCGGACCCGACCAAGTTCGGCACTGCCACCGTGACGATTGCGGCCGCTCAGCCGAGTCAAACAGGTGGGACTGGCACCATTACCGTTCCAGCTTCGAGAACAGCGGTATTCGCCGGCCGCCAGCGCGTTGCTGTATTCAGCACACCTAGCCCGGTTACGCTGGCAAAGGGCGCGCAAGACGAGTTGTTCATTGTCGGCGACTTCACGAAGGACCTGACGGACGCCGCAACAACGGCTATATCTGTCGCACCGGTGTCGGATGGCGTGGCGGTGCTCGTTGCCCCGCAGCTTCAAGGGATGCTCGGCGTCGTGAAGCTGGGCGCATTCGACCCGAACGTGGTCGCCCCAAGCTTCACCTTCCGCCTCACGCTGGAGAATGGAGAGCAGATCGACCGCACGATTAAATTCACGGTCCTGGACGATCGCACCCACGTGTTCGGCAAGGATCCTGACGACAAGCGGTACTGGGCCTTCAACTTGGCAGCAGATGCGGCACGCGGCACAACAAGTCTGGCATCCGTGCAGGCGCCGGTAGTCGCGGGCGTCACATCGCTCGCCACGCCGACGATCAACGGCAATACCGCCATCGTGAAGCTGGGCGGCCTGGATGTGGCAGGCGGCGCGAACTCCTGCAGCCTGACTGCACTGCTTGCGAATGGCGAGAAGCTCGTCAACACGATCTATTTCAATCGCGAGGACCACTGATGATCAACGCTGCTGAACTCCTGGCCGCTCATGAAGCGCTGGCGGCAGACGGCCCACGGACGCCAATGAGCCAGCGGAAGGCGCTGACGATCGGCGAGCCAGGCCCGGACCTCGCGCCCGCCGTCTCGTATGCCCGCGCGCCGGAGGCATCTGGCACGCAGTCTGCTGTCGGCCGCCCGCCCGTAATCCAAAGGAATACTCGATGAGCTCAAGACTGATCGTCCCGCCGGCGGCGCTGGCGGTATCGATGGAGGCCGCGCGTGCTGCTGCCCGGGTAGACGTCGACGAAAACGGCGTGTCCGCGCTGGATGCTCAGATCGAGCAGGCCGTACGTACGATCACCGAGAAGGCCGAGCACGAGACCGGGCGAGCGTTTATCGAGCAAACCTGGCGCCTGACGCTCGACCGCTTTCCAGTGGCGCCGCGCGGCGGCTCGGGGGCGATCCAGTTGCCGAAAGCCCCACTGGTGTCAGTCGAGCATGTGAAGTTCTATGACCTCGACGGCATGCAGCAGACGCTGGACCCGCAAGACACCCTGCTGGACGCCGAGAGCGAGCCGGGGTACGTCGTCCCAGCACCCGGGCTGGCGTGGCCGGCAACCCCGGATCGCATCAACGCCGTCGAGGTGCAGTTCGTGTGCGGCTACGGCCCGACGCCCGATAGCGTTCCGGATGCGATCAAGGGTTACATCCTGGCGCATGTGCAGCAGCAGTTTTCGCCGGTGCCGAACGCCAAGCCGGAAAACTTCGATCGCCTCTTGGACCGCTTCCGAATCTATCTCTGACATGAACCATCGAATCACACTCATGAAGCGGCAAGTCGGACGAGACGCGCTGAACCAGCCTATCGAGGACTGGGCGGACGTCGCCACGGTCTACGCTGACGTCCGATTCCAAAGCGGCGCCGAAGTGCTGCGCGCGAATGCTGAGGTCTCCGTGAAGCGCGCCTCGATCAGGATCCGGGGCCGCAAGGACATCGACGCCTCATGGCGCATCCGCTACCAGGGCGAAGAGTTCGACGTCAAGTCGGCACTGCCTGACGACGACCGGTCCTTCGTGTTCCTGGTTTGCGAGAGCGTCAAATGATCGGTTTCGACACGTCGGATCTAGAGCGCGCCGTTCGAGCGACGATTGATCAAGTAACTCCGGATGAGCAAATGCTGCGCGCGACTGGCTTCGCCGGCTCGGAGGTCTTCAGGGAAGAGGCGAAGCACAACGCGGCGTCCCACGCCAAGACCTGGACGATCCACCGAAACATCATCGTCAAGCGGCTCGAAGAGGAGTCGGATGGCAATCAGCGGCAGGTCTACTTGGTCACGGTTCGCAAGGGCGACTACGGCGGCGGCGATGCGTTTTACTACCGCTTCGTTGAGTTCGGCCACAAGTTCGTCCCGAAGAATAAAAAGGTCAGCGCTCGCACCGGCAAGAAAATCGGCTGGGCTGCGCACCGTCGCGCCGCCGAGCTAGAGTACGGCACCGCCAGCGCGCCGGCATATCCATTCATGCGGCCGGCCTACGA